CTCAAACGTTCCGTGGAAGCTGCATTGTTGTCAAATCAGGCCCGAAACAATGGAAACAGCACGACTGCCAGAACCTCTGGCATGATCGGATGCTGGTTGGACACGAATACCAGTTTTGATGCCACGTCTGGAGCAGATCCGGTGACGGTTGGCTCTACAGCTCGAACCGACTCTTCTGCTCAACGAGCATTGACTGCCACCCTGATCAACACGGTCATGCAATCCTGCTTCACGGAAGGTGGGGAACCAGATCGCTTGATGGTGGGACCCTTCAACAAGACGGTTGTCAGTACATTGACCGGACGATCCATTGCCCGTGAGATGATTGATTCTAACACTGCAGGGTCAAATGTGACGGTTTTCGCCACGGACTTTGGCGATTTGCAGGTGATGCCAAATCGGTTTCAGCGGGAGCGTGACGCCTTTTTGATCTCGCCCGATTACGCCAAAGTCTCCTTTTTGAGAAATTTCCAGGTCAGTACCCTCGGAAAGACTAGTGATGCGGAGACCAAGCACTTAGTCGTCGAGATGGGTCTGGAGATGACTCAGGAAGCGGCACACGGTGGGATTTTTGACCTCACCACTTCCTAATCACTAAATCTGAGAGATTGAGAGAATGTTGACGAAGCAAATTTTAGATCACACAGGTCATGTACTCAGTGAGTTCTATGTTGAGGAAACAGACTCTCGATCTATGCAGATTCACCACAAAGTCACGCAAGATATTGAGCCAACATTGAAGTTGACCAAGAACTTGCGTGACAACCAACACCTTGACGCATTTGCAAACAAGCAAAGCGGATGGAAACGAGTTGCGGAGATTCCCAGAGTGCTTTACGACCAACTCGCACAGCAGGGAATCACCAGGGACAAAAAGAAATTTAGACAATGGTTGAATGACTATGCGAACAAACCCTTCAGGGTCTGGGAGGGTCGGTTATGACGTTTACAGAATTAAAGACCAACATCGCAGACTGGCTCAACAGATCCGACCTAACGAGTGTGATCCCCACATTCATCCAGCTTGCCGAGGCAAGACTGAACCGACAGTTGAGGACGACCAATCAGTACACTAGAGCAGACATCTCAACGTCTGATCAGTACCTGTCCATGCCCTCCGACTTTCTGGAAATGCGGCACATCAGGATTACCAGTCCAAAAGAGAGGGACCTAGTAGAGATTGCAGCTCACAGCATCAACGAATATACCGACACCAATTTCATTGCATCACTCGCAGATTCCTATCCCCGTTATTATGTGTATGGCAATGCTCTCAGGATCATCCCCACCCCTGCTCAGTCGATCACCTACGAAATGTTTTATTATGCCAAGGTTCCTGCACTGAGTACCAGCAACGCCAGTAACTGGGTCTCCACCAGTCACCCCGATGCCTATCTCTACTACTCACTACTGCAGGCCAGTCCATACCTCGGAGAAGACGAAAGAATTGCAATCTGGCAATCCCAAGCAGAACGAGCAGTTGCAGAGATCCAAGCTAGTGACGACAGAAGGAGAACGAAGGGGTCTAGACATAGTCTAAACTTCCAGGCCATGTCATGAGTGTCCTGACCAAGTACGGGACAAAACGATATGGGATTGGGCCGTTTGTGATCAAATTGGAATACCGAGAACCGACACCACCCACGACGACCTGGACAGAACGAACAGATCCGACAGATGAACTCTGGACAAAACGTCCAGATGCCACTGTGGAGGAATGGACACAGAGGACTTTATAATGCCAACAACGACCAATTACAGCATCACCCTCCCCACGGTTGGAGGGGATAAAAATCGATGGGCCACGGTTCTCAATGATGCCTTCCAGTCCTTGGAAACCCAGGTCTACAATGTGGATCAAGTGCTAGGGGAAGCCTCGGACAGCAGCACCCCGTCTCTCGCATACAATCTGACGCAGGCCAGCACCAACGCCAGCACTGCAAAAACAAACAGTGAAACTGCAATCAGTGTTGCCAACAAATCCATCAACACGACTCTGACAACCCTGACGACGAGAGTCTCAACCCTAGAGACCTTGGTCGGTGATGTAGGTACAAGTGGATCAGTCGCAGATGATGCGAGGTCTGCCAAAACCACAGCACAATCTGCCTACACTGCAGCAACGACCTAATTATGCCATTCTCCTCCTCTCCCTACACGGACCTGATCCTACCTACTCCGAATGAGGATAATTCATCGTATGGGACGATTCTCAACACATACTTTCAGGCGTTGGAGACCAAGCTCAAAAATTTATCAGACCGCATCAATGCTGCAGGGGTGGGGAGTAGTTCCACTCTCGCACAGATTAACCGAGACATTGCCCAGACGAACACAAACACCTCTGGGATCTTGCCAGACCCATATTCTGGGGACTTTACAACAGTCTCAACCTGGCCTGCGTTCAACACGGAACTGACTGCACTTGGTTTGTCTCCTCCTCAGACTGCCAGTGAGATTGAGGCATTCTTCAGTGGTTCAGACTTCACTAGTTTTGTGAACTTCCTGAATGGGAAACTCACTGCACTGGACACGTTGGTCAGCACCGCAGAAACCGACATCTGTATTGCCAATAAATATTCAGACACGGTGCTGAATCCAACGGACTACTTCACTTGGTCACAGACTTCTACAGCAACTCACAATTTCCAGCTATCCCAAACGTATGGAGTCAATCAGGGGGTTTATATTTCCTCTGGATCGTACAGTGCCCAGTTGTTTCATCCTGGATCAGTCAATACTCTGGGATATTACACTGGACATCCTCCTCCAAGTTGGTCGTCCTATGCAGCAAACAACGTGACACTGCAGACAGCACTTCCTGCAGTGTCGGGATATACGCTGGATGATGTTGGAACTACGGTTATTGTTGCGACTCCAGTCAACGGGACTTTTACCTCAGGATCTACTGCTAAAATCTACGAACCCAGTTATATCGGAGGAATCTACTATACAGAATACACGTTCCAACTAGCGAGTGACTGGTATGGGACCAGTCAAGGGTATCAAACCTATACTTCCTATGGAGCGACATTCTCATCGTATATGTACAGTTATCAGATAACGTTGACGACCTACACCCTCAGTCTCCCTGCACCAGATACGAGCACCTGCTAATGCCTACGACTACAACGAACTACGCACTGAATCTGCCAACGGTTGGATCTGATGATGATCAGTGGGGAAGTTATCTAAATACAAACTTTACGAAGATTGATACCCAACTGAAGACTCTGAACGATGCAATCGCAGATCAGGATCTGGAGGAACTGGGCAACGTAGTTAATGCCACTCCTGCGACAGATCAAGTACTGCAGTTCAACGGACAAAACTGGTCAGCCTCAACACTAGCGATTGCAGACATCTCAGGACTTCAAACTGCCCTCGACAATAAAGCAGACGACAGTGATCTGACAGGCATCACAACGAATCCAGCAGACGGATCTGTATCCTATGCAAAACTCAACACTGCACTCCAGGTGCAGGTTGATCGAATTCTCCTCACCGATGACGATGCAAGTCCTACCGATAACCAGATCCTCAAATACTCTGCTACAGATGCAGAGTGGAAGTATGCAGACCTCCCAGGTTCAACGGTTCAGACACTCTCTGATGTAAACACGGCAGCACTCGCAGATGATGCGGTGATGGTCTACAACTCCACGGCTGGAGAATTTCAGTTTGAGACTGGTGCAACCCTCCGCACTACGTTGGGGGTCGATGTTAGTGGAACAGACAACTCGACTCCGGTGACTCTATCAGGGTCTCTGGACTACCTCACTCTTTCCGGTCAAGCGATCACCCTCCAACAGATCAATCTGACTACAGACGTAACGGACACCCTGCCAGTCGCTTCTGGAGGAACGGGAAGTGCGACTGCCAGTGATGCCAGAACAGCTTTGGGAGTCGATCCGGCAGGAACGGATAACAGTACAGACGTTACTCTCGCTACTGTCACAGGGAATTATCTCAGTCTATCAGGGCAACAGATTACAGCAGGTACGGTTCCCGTCACTCTCGGAGGTACTGGTTCGACTACAGCATCAGATGCACGGACAGCACTCGGTGTGGACCCAGCAGGGACTGACAACTCCACGGACGTTACGTTAGCAACGGTTACTGGTAATTATCTAACACTTTCGGGTCAGCAAATTACGGCAGGAACAGTCCCTGTCTCTCTTGGAGGAACCGGAAGTACAACTGCTTCTGATGCGAGAACTGCTCTGGGAGTAGACCCTGCTGGAACTGACAATAGTACCGATGTGACGTTAGTCACCACTTCTCACGATTACCTCAGTCTTTCTTCTCAAGCCATCACTCTTGGGGCAATTGATTTAACAGCAGATGTCACAGGGACTCTTCCGGTAGGAAACGGAGGCACTGGAGTCACGGCTTTATCATCTCTGAATGCTGCTGATCTCGGATCAAATAACGGGGTATCTAATGCCACAGATGGATATGTTCTGACTGCAGATGGAACGGGAGGAACTGCTTGGGAAGCGGCATCCGGTGGATCAGCAATCAGTAATGTGGTTGAAGATTTAAGTCCACAGTTAGGCGGTCACCTAGATGTCAATGGTCAGTCTATTCAGTCGAGTAGTGGTGGTAATATCAGCATCACTCCCGATACCACTGGCAAGATCATCCTAGACGGGCTTTCCTGGCCTACGGCAGACGGTAGCGCAGATCAAGTATTGAAGACCGATGGTGCAGGGAATCTGAGTTTTGTCGATCAGTCTGGTGGTGGTGGCTCTGGCAGTTCATATATTGAACATTCATCAACGGTTTCGGACTCGCTAGCGATTAGTGCAGGAACCAACAGAATGTATATTGGCAACACAGCATTTTCAGGTAGTGGAACGATGGCAGGATACTTAGTAATCAGTCACGGCTATGCGAATTTCACTTCAGCGAGTGCGCTGAACGTAACCGGAACTCTTAAAGTAGTGAGTTAATTATGGCAGGAGAGATACAAGTAAACTCAGTCACTGCTCTCACCGAAAGTGGCAGCAATATTGTGCTGAATAATGTGGACACGGCAACCAACCGGACGAATCTGGGTCTTGGTTCGATGGCAACTCAAAATGCAAATGCCGTAGCGATTACGGGTGGTTCTGTTTCGGGTGCTAGCATTGTTCCAGACAGTCCGTTTTCGTTTCGTAATAAGATCATCAATGGCAGTCTGAAGTCTGCTAAAGTCATCAACCAACGAGGTGCGTCATCCATTACTGGTGCTACTGGATATACATTTGACAGATGGTACTACGATGGCAGCACTTACCTTTATCAAGGAATTGAAGATGCCAATGTAGAAAACGGAACGTATGCCATATCGTGGGTAGGAAGTGGAATTAATGCAGCTTGGAAGGTTTCGACAGACAGTACAGCAGGTAATGGTCCAGATGCTACGACTGGATTCACTTCAGTCAGCAACGGTGGCACGTTTACCGTCAATGAAGTGACGGAGTTTTCCAAGCATTTGTGGATACGGTTTGACGGTACGTTAAGCAACTTAGACAAAGTCCAGGTCGAGCGTGATGCAGTCACACCATTCGAGTATCGTCCGTATGGGTTGGAGTTAATTTTAGCAAAGAGATATTTTGAAAAGTTAGGTCTTACTTATAGCGGACATTGGGGTGGCACTAAGGGTCCGAGCGCAGCAGCCACTATTTATTATGATGTTGTAAAAAGAGCAACTCCTGATGTAGACGATGCCACATCTAGGAATGCACAAAATAACACTACTGCTACAGTCACTGCTGCACATATTACAACTAGAAAATTTGTTTATGATCTTAATGCTAATACTGGTAATATTGGTGATGGTATCCACTTTTATGCAACTAATGGAATTCACGTTAATGCAGAGTTATAATGTATAAATTAATAAACTTTTTAGATTGGCAAGGCATACACGATGAAATTAACGGGAAAACTATCCCATTCGATGAAGCAAACACCAACTATCAAGAATACCTAGCTTGGTTAGCAGAAGGGAACGAACCTTTACCAGCAGATGAACCCGAAACACCGTAACTAAGGCCGAGCAATGCCCACTGAAGCAAAACGAGTAGAACGATGGATATAGAATTAATTAAAGAATTATCGAACCTAGGTGGTCTATTCATCGCTCTAATCGGTGCAGGTTGGTATGTTCGCTATATTTCAGATGCACATCGAGAAGAACGGAAAATCCTTTACGATAAGGACAGTGTAAACGATGAGGCGTTACGCCAGTTGATGTCCAGTTCGCATAACCAGTTAATCCAAATTATGACGGGAGTCAATACGACACTGAAGGAAATGACGGTAGCGATTAGCGAACTGAAGCAAACGATAGAGCACGGGGAGAGGAGATGAGACTTCTGTTTCTTTTCCTGATTTTAGCGACTACGGTTCAAGCTCACGAAGAACTCGATTACAAGACTCATTACTTATTCATGTGGACAGGCAACTGTACGAACAGATTGATCCCCACTTACGAACAGAAGGGAATGCCCTGGAACTTTGCATTTAGCATGGCCTCGCAAGGGTGCAGTTGTGTGATTGACAAGTTCCGAGAGAACTACACACACACTCAGTTGCTGAGTCTCAGTGATGAGGAACGAGAAGAACGATCAGGATATTTCGCCCAGGTCTGTGGTGGCGTTACTAAGGAGATGTGATGTCGGTGAGTGAATGCAAAAATTTCAGTCGTGATGAGTTGAAGTGTTCATTTTCTGGTGAGTGCGAGATTGAAGAAGACGCACTTGAGAAACTGCAGGCTCTGCGGGATGAGTGGGGGAAACCCATCAAACTGTCTTCCGCATTTAGAAGTTCTTCTCACCCCCGTGAAAGATTAAAACCCAATGGTCCAGGATATCATCACGGCATCAACGGAAACGGAGGTCAGGCATTCGATGTACTGATTGCAGGGGAAGATGTGGTCCCCTTCATTGCACTAGCAATCAAACATGGATTCAAAGGAATCGGGGTAAACCAAAAAGGTGAATGGAATCAGAGGTTCATCCATATTGACACGAGAGACAAATACGCATGTTGGAGTTACTAGATGGATCTACTCAATTCGATCATTGATTCTGGGGGATTAGAATTAATCCTCGCAGCAACGGGGATGGGGGCAGCAATCCCTGGCATTGTTTTGTACAAGAAGATTCGCAAGGCCAAACAACTGAAAGAGAAGATCCTTGGCTAAACAACTCCAAGAAGTTCAGATCCCTCCAGGTTTTGTCGATGGGACTGCACGAGAGATCAAGCAACGATGGCTTAAGGGCAACCTGGTCCGCTTCCGTGATGGACGACTGAGGCCGATTGGAGGATGGTCTACCTTCCCTCTGTCTCGACACTCGGAGACTCTGGACTCTGCAGTCCGAGGCCATCATATGTGGAGGAGCAACTCCAATGTAG